TAAGAATATGGAACGTTTTAAAACTCGAACGCTCCGAGTCCTGACAGTCCAGCCAGGGTATCTAAGTCCTTCCAAACTGATCGATTAATTCAGTGAGTAAACCAGCAAAGCACCGAATAGTTAAACTACAGGTACTGCCGGTATGGCAGCGTGATACGTCAATGCTGGGAAACCAATAAAATGTCCAAGGGTTGTATCCTCAGAGGCTGCATTGTACAATTGTACATACCTACCGAGTGATTGGTCACAACCTGTGACTTGGAATCCAGACAAAACGACAGCAGTCTTTGTTTCCTCAGAACTACTGCCGACTACGAATTTGCGGTTCGAATGGTACGGAACCTCAAATTCTAATGTGCCATTGACATCGCTTACTGTGATGGCTTCCCCATTTGCTGTGTGCCGATTGGCAATTAAACCGCTCCTGGGAAGGGAATTTACCCCGTTAAGCATAACAACGTCAGCCATCTCAGTAAAAGTGACGTCATGTAAACGAGTAACACTAGCTTGAGCCATTCCTGTCAAAAGCGGTGCATATAGCGGAGTAACTTTCCATCTTATCCCTCCGCGGAGGACTGCAAATCCAGTCCTAAAATAAGATAAATATGTGTGGCCGACGTAATTGATGCCGCCACTGCCAGCTTGGTGAACAGTGTCATCACCCCATAAATACATCAATGGGTACATGGCATGCTTGAAGCGCACCAAATTCGTGTTCGTATGTTCGCCAGTTTGTGACAACGTCATGTAAGCAATATACCTTTTCATCAAAGATCTTATGGAAAGGATTCGCTCACCAATATAGACGTCAGGATACGAGTCGTTAGAACCTCGCACCCCGAAAGAAAATTTAGAAACCTCTTCAATGTCAACTGAAACGGGTTCTAATAAACTAGACTGGGGCACAAAACAACTATAGTTGTACAGCTCTTCATTCGGATCATAAACCCTGAAATCATCAGCAGCACAAACAGAAACGATAGTCTCAATGACAGGCGATGTTGCATTTGGAGAAGTCAACTCATTAACAACGAAAATGCTAAGAGTGCCATTGCCAATGTCACCAGCGGTTGCTATCATGTTTTCAGTTATCCTGGTAGTACTAGAATAACCGCCAGCAGCGCCAGCAAAGGCCCCATCGGAAAGCTTCGGTTTGTAATGCAACCTCAACGATTGTGGTTGTGTATTGGAAATGGTAAACTCAGTACGCCTACAATCGGATATATCAATGATCTCCATGTAATTGGTATTTGCTTCAAAAACATCAGGAGTTTGATGCGGATCGTACACAACTGCCAATCGACCCCTATGATAAGCACTAGCTACAATATCCAACTTAATCCTAATAGAACCGGACCAATACTTGAAAGGTATAGTAACCGCGCAAACCGCAGTGGGATAAATTTGTGGATTGAGACCAGCAGGATCATGATAAATACAAGGATCCACAAGAGTGTTAAAAAGCATATCTCCAGGATGGTCAGCAGCTGTCCAAATGAATTTATCCAAAATTGACCAGGTAGATGCCACATCAACGATGCTAAGTTGGTCCTCAGATGGGTCAGACCATACCAAGGGATCAATTGTAACTTCTTGTTTCGGATCTGTAGTGAGCTTAACTGAATTGTCCTGACCAATGCAAGTTGCCAAAGACGACACAGGCCTGGGCTCATAACGCATAGGCTCTTCAACCAATGCAGGTCTAGAGAATCCAAAAACCAGTGCTATGTTTCCAACTGCAGCCGCTGCCAATTCTGTAGCTTTCGCGTAAGAACCTATATATGGAAAACTACCAAATTTGGAGGCAAACGTGCTAACAGTATGGGCAATGCCACTAAGTTTGAGACCCGTCTCGTCGTTAACTGGACTAGCCTGGGGTGTGAGATTGTTCAAATTCGTATGTGTCAATCCTCCTGTGACAACATTAGTCGCCCAAGCGAATATGCTCACCGTGACCGGAGCAGTGCCAAGAGTCTCAGAAGCAATCCTAAGACCAACAGGGGTGGAAAGTGACAAAGAACCAATCTCCTGCGTGTCAGTGTCAAGTTGAGTGACATCAAAAAATTCCTTATCATAAAGAAAAGGTAATTCGAGGCACCCAGCCGTAGAAGTGCAGGGGTCACACATCAAATGCTGTCTTTGTGAAAGTCGAATAAGATTCTCAAAATTGCCATCAGGCAATTTAAGGAACGTATCTCTATCACCCATGGGATTGTAATTCACCATCAACCTACCATAGTAAAAAGAGTTGCCATTAATGACTACCTTGACACAAAGATTGCAACGTAAAAGTTTGAAATTGTTTATTCTGTTTTCCACTCTAGGGTTTAAAAAGAACAAACCCCATGGGTAAATGGTAGCCAGAACATTCGTGGTTGGGGTCCAAGACGTTTCGTAAATACGCACTGGACGTGACAAGAACTCGCCAAGAGTCGCGTCTTTTGCCAAAGGCAACGTTGCCAACGGATCGGCCATACCTCGGGTAACTTCGACGCTCTCACGTTCGTGTTCTTCGAAGCCAACATTCTGTTCAGTGGAATGTGGCCTCATATTTGTTAAATTATGTAATGTAAAATATGTAAAATTATTATATGTATATGTAAAATGTTTAGTGGTCCGTAAATACAACGTGACAGAAGAACCAATCTGTCACAAGTTGAGATCCCTATAGCGAGTTCCCCGCCGCTCAGAATGTGTACATGTCCCCGGGATGTCATAAGGAACATGTTTTAATTATATAATTCCCTCCAGGTGCGCATTCGAGCCTTGTAACTCACACCTAAAGGACGTTTGCAGGCAGCGATCAAAAGAACGTCGCCTGTTTTGTCTACAATCGCAATAAGAGCCTTCCTCCTATCATTGTAAACTCTCTCTCCATGGTAAAACCATTCAATCATAGCACTTTCCAGGTTATCAGGAAGTAACGTATAAATGGACTGCGGTGACTTTGGTTTGTGGACCGACGCCAACCGTTTTAATATGGATAATTCATTCAGTGGACCAACTATGCCTATCTTCGACATTCGGAAGCTCCTTTTCAAGAACTCGACCTTCCAAATGTCATCGTAGCGGCGCATTGATCCCTTCTTGTCGAAAGGAGTCATAACCAGTCCGTACTTGCCCAACGCTTTTGCGATGGACTGGTTGTTGTAAAAGAACGCCAACCAAGAAACGGCACCTATAAGATCGTCGCCATAAACATACAACGCGACAAGATCTCTAAAGCTATGTTTTACGCAACAAACGATGCCCCCAGGGTATATGGAGAAAAAAGCCACCCTCAGAAGCAACGAATTAATTATGCTATTTAAAACACTGGTCAAATTGTGTCCCGAAACCGTGCCACCAAAAAACATGAGGATGTCGCCATTCAAGTCGACAACGGGCCACGCAATATCAGCGGCCATGCCTTCTAGAATACGTATGTCGTCTTCATGCCAACCAAAAAGTTTAGCTATGCGGATGAGAACAGAAAATGCAGTCAAAACCAATTGTGAACCAGTGTTCATATCGTAGCCTTTGTAATCAGCCGCGATGATCCGATTACCTTTCTTCATCAACCTATTAAACATATGATTCCACCTCCGACCATAAGGGACAACCCCCACGGAACATTCAAAGAAATCTGGATGGTCACAAATGTATTTGGCCAAAGGTAAAGCATGACCACGCACAACGAACTGGAAATGAACGGGAGCGCCATTGACTAACCTACATTTCTCCTTGGTAACCAATGTCGGTTCATTTTTGACGAACGTTTTGCTCACAGGATAGCAACGGACGCGATTTTTATACGATTCGCGAACTTTGTCAGCCTGCTTGTGGAACATATCCGTAGTAAAGCGGTTTCTTGTGGTACCGTCATCATTGTAGGACTCCATATACCTACTTTTAGGTCCAGTCAGCGGAAAACCAATTGAAGTGTTGGGCATCATGGGGGATACAAAATCACAACCATCAATACCACTCACAATCTCTTTATCAGTGAGACACCTACCTATATCGGGGGGGTTTTCCTTGACGAACTGGTCCAAGCCGTCAATATAATCTGTAAGAGCCTCATCTAGCAATGCGGACGGTATCAGATCCTTAGAGTTCGCAAATTGATTGGCTGTATACAGCCATTTCTCTTTACGACCACGTGGACTGTATGTTCCCTTCAAGTTAGGTGGCCCCCAACGATCCTTCAAGGAAAAATGTTCATATATCCCATCAGCGATCGGGGTGTCAATGATGTCAGTATTATCCCTGATGACATCTCCAGTGGACCCGAAAAGTTTAAATTCCCCAGGATCCAGGACTGCTGCCACAGCATTAGGGTGTATGCCTTGCAAAACGGTATTTCTACCGTACATCTGCGTCTGGAACACGCCCGAACTTGGGACGTCAACAAAAGCGAGCTTGGTTCGCATCTTAGCTTTAAAACCCTCGACGTCATCTCTCGTGTGAACTGATGAACATCCAGTGCCAGCTTCATTGCCACCGAGGTGGAAACCTAACATGACACTTGGATTTTCCATCGACACTATGGGGGACATGCACGTACAATTGCCCACACCTTTAGATGAATAAAACAATCCTTTCCACGTGACCATATGACCTCCACGTTTCAATCCAGAAAAAACGGCATCATTTCGTTCGACGCCTTCAACGCTATTAGTCACAATTTTACCTCCACGGTCTCGAGTGACCATGAGAGCATTCCTTGGAATGCGGGTCGTGTCTTCAAGGAAATGTCCACTGAGATCAGCAAAATCCCCAAGCGCGCTTATCTCGACCACACATAAATCCTCAGCAACTACAACGGTGTCCTTAGCAGAAAATTTCGCCTTAGTACGAGCGTTGCCACAAATTCCGGATATATCATCTTTCCTCTTAAACTCATATGTAACCCTCTTCTCTGAAACAAAATGGCGTGGTAACAATATTAGCTTGGAAGACAAAGCCCACGCACAACACCCGGTACCAGCCCCGAAATTTTCAACAAACAGCAAATTTTTAGTGATCAAATTGACCAATTCACCAGGGGTCGACTTATCTCGAACAGGCAAAGGATCCAAATTGGAATTGCTCCATTCTTTTTTAAAATAGTGCTTGCTCATTCCCGACAGGCTGGCATAATCTTCAATGGAAACATCATTAGATTGGGGAGTCAACTTGTTATACGATCTAAAAGACCAGATCGCATCAGCCACAACATAGCACAATCTGGAAACCAACGCTCGTGCAGCAAACGGACCCAAAACATCATCTCTGAATGTAGAAACCGCATCGGTCGAATCCTTTTTTACCAACTTATGAGCTCTAGACAACACGTCACCAGCCTCAAAAGAATGCGACGTGAAAGTAAATCGGTCGGAAGCAAGTGAAACTGATGTTAAAAGTCCAAACAAGGCAACTTTGAGACCAAAAAACCGAAACATGGTCATCATAGTGGTAGCGAGTAGGAACATTTTTATATACACGAGTGTTGCTATGCAATGTAAAACGTCGCAACCAACCAAACTTGTCCATCACTTTCTCTGCCAAATTTGGAGTCTCATCAAGAAAACGACCCATAACATAAGAAATAGGTCTTCCCCTCAAAGCACCACATATCACGAGCGGGCAACACCAAAGGAATCCATTTGAAAATCCAAAATCACCACGCCCATAACGAAGAAGGGGTGCCGTTATTGATAACACATTTTTGGCTCGGGCCACAACACCAAGTTGTGCGGGAGCAACAAAATCGTGATTCTCATAACGTTCGATCTCATTTCCAAAAAAGTCAGTTCTCCACGGGTAAACGGGTCTAACAGATCCGCAATCCACCGTACCACCTTTCCACAAGTCGGACACAATTCGGTAAAACAAAGAAGGGTTAAAATTCAACCAGCCAATTAGGCTGCACGCGACACTAAAACGACAAATTAGTCGATCCATGTATCTAAGCGTGTTGCTATATGGAGTCATCGAATGTAAATAAGCACCAACTTTAGTACCCTCATATTCAAGAGGGACCCATGCGCCGAAAGTGTGCAAATTGTGTTTCCTTATCAACCGAACCAGTTTGTAAATGACAAGTCCAATGAACTTGGAAGTTTCGTCCTGCACATGGCCATCCAGAAATCTAAAACCGTCCACGAAAGTAGTGGTCGTTTTGGACATGGTGTCTTGGACAACGGCCTTCAATCCAACAGAAAGTTTATCATGAGCCCCCGACACAAGCATGTGTCTATCAACAACCTTTGCGATCCACGCAGTTCCGTCCAAAGTTCCAGAATGTGGTCTAAAATGGGACTCATTTTCCATGCCACACTTACAATGTTTAGTG